TGATGCCTTTCTGTTGTTCGTACACCTCAAAGCCCGGTGCGTAAACAACGAGCATGGTGCTTGCAGCGAAGTTGTTGTCAACTACAAGTTGCAAACCGAGTGGGTTCATTGAGTTGTAATTCAATGCGCCTGACGCTGTACCCAACGAGTTTTGGCTAATAATGTTTTGGCCGTTTACTGCTGGGAACAATGGGCGCTTGCTGCCGTCTAACTGTGAACCAAGTTTTTCCCAAACGTCAGGTGAAACAAACAAGTGAGTTGGGAAATAGTTGCTGTCCTCTGCAATTTCTCGTGCAGCATCAAACAACGAATTGACCAACGATGTTGGGTTGTCCGCTGTGACTGTCCATGTCGAACCTGACGCGGTTTTGCCTGCAACCATGTTGTCGGCTGCAATGTTGTCAGTCGCAATAAGGTATTCGCCTGCAAGGTCGTTCAAAATCAAGTTCATTGACGCTGGGTCTGTAAAGTCCATGTCTTGTACCGACAAAGTAACTTGACCTGCAACGGTTGTTTTTGTGACTACGTTGCTTGCGATCACCATTGTCGTTGCTGATGCTGCCGAACCTTCGGTTTGTGTTGCTGCCGAAGTGTGCGTTGTGATCGTTGGGCGGATAAATGTTTTGCTTGGTGTGTTTGGCATTGCTCGAGCGCCCAACGCTGATACGACTGGTCGCACAAAGTTGAGGTCTTGGAATAGTGGGCCAAGAACTGGAACTGGCAACAGACCGGGTGTGTCGGTTGTAAGTACGTCGCCTGCGGCTGCTTGCAACGCGCTTTGGTTTTTGCGGTTAGCGGACTGAAATGCGTGATTGACTTTTGCGAACGTGTCGCCACCAATGTGCATAGCGGCAAGGTATTCGCCTGCTGACGGCATCTTAAATTCTTGTTTTGGTTGCGCCCACAATTTGTCAACTGTTGACTGTGCTGCTTCAACTACTGGTGTTTCAATTTTGTCGCTCATGGTTGTTTCCTGTTCTGTGTCTTGTTCTGATTGTAACTCTACTTGTGGCTCAGTTTCGTGGATAGTCTCGTCGGGTGCGCTGGCTGCGACCTCGGTAATGACCGCGCCACTAAACGCGCCTTCGCTAACTAGCGACAATTCTGACCAGTTGGCGGCCTCAACGATCATCACGCCTGCCTCGTCGTAACTAAATTTTGTGGGTGTTACGCCTACCGATACCGCATCTATAACGCCGTCATTGGCGAGGGTAAGTGCTTCGTCGCCTAGTCGAGTGGCGCTGATTTTGGCCGTAAACATCATGCCTTGCGGGGTGTCTACACGCTCAACGACTTTGCCGACGATTTGGTTGCTGTCGTGTTGCATATAAAGTTTCGGGTCGCGCCCCGTGACTGGCAACGACCCTTGCAAAAACCGTACCTTTGTACCGTCGTTAACGGTTGCTGTTTCGTCGTAGGTGACTGCTACGCCTGAGATTGAGCGCGACGGCAAGCCCTCTGCCGCCGCTGCGTCAACCGTGATCTGTGAAGGGGTAAGTCTGATCATAAATTTTATAGTACTCCATTTGGTATCGGGGTTTCGGAATTGTCTTCACGGTAATCGCTCATTGAGTATTCGCCCTTTAGGTAATCCTCAACGTCAAATTCGACGTATGTGCCGTTTGGTAGCACGTTGTTTTGGCTGAGTGTGCCAGCGATGCAATCGGCGTAAGCACGTACGCCAAATGTCCACAAGTCCATGCGCGCTTCTGCTGATGACTGGTACGAGTACGACCCGACCGATACGCCTGCAAGGTATGGCGGTATGTTGCATAGTCGCGCCATTTCCATTGCTTGAAACTCTGCGCTGTCAATCAGCAACATTTTGTCAGGGCTAGTTAGTGTCTCTGTGTAGGTAACAAATTCGTTTAGTGCTGCGGTTTGGTTTGTTGCTCGAGCCGCATTGAACGCTGCCGCTAGATCGGCTAACTCTTGTGCGCTTAATGGCTCGCCCCCAGTCTGACGCAAAATGCCTGCCGGTATTGCCGACGATGAGTTTCTAAACCGTGCGGCCTCAAGTTGTAACGCGGTCGCTATTGCTTTTTCGCTCATATAGACGATGCCTTGTATTGGCGACAAAAATTGCACGACATCGTTTGGGTCTAGGCTGCCGCCTTGAAAAATAATTTCTTTTGACGGCGCAAACCAAACTGGACCTGATTGATCGAGTGTTTGTACCATTGCGGCAGGTAGTCGAGTGAACGATGCCGGGTATCCGTCGGCTGTGCGTGACGTGATATACCAAAATGCGCGACCAAAGAAAAACAGATCGTCGAATGTCCACGACATAATAAAACTGTTCGGCAATGTTGGGTCTATGCGTCGTAGCCAAGTGCGTGGCGCTAACGGCATTTTTTCCATTTCGTCGCCGTTCCAAATTTCGTTGTACATTTTTAATTGCATACAACCAATGACGCTTGCCATTAGATCGCGCGCGCGACTGACGGTCGGTACGCTCATTGCACGGTTGCGAGCGTCGCCTTCGATATACGAGTAGTACTGGCCGATCATTTGTGCGCCGCCGTTGTTGACGCTGTTCGTGTAGTACCCGCCTGCGGCTGCCGCTTTAGTTGGCTCAGGCGATATCGCCGCCTTGTTTACTGACCGTGAAAATATCGCCATGCTGTAAGTATGCCACCAATTTATTTGACGGGTGTTGATAGGCGACCGCTAAGCGTCAACCGAGAAAGTAAGAACTCAACGGCCGCCCGACACGATACTAGCCACTAGCCGTAACGATCATCGGTTTGCCGATCACGGCTGGTTTGTTAACCATGCTGACCGCAAACACTAAACATCGCGCTAACTCGATCGGGCCGGGTGATCGGATTGACGACAAAGATAATGCACCTTGATTTTTGACCGCCACGGCGCGTTCGCAATGTTGCGCTAACAATGTTGAGCCGTCGTGACGCACTCTGCTTTCAACGATTGACGTACGGCAAACTTGTGTCCAGCGTGTAAGTTCACGGTTGCCAACCATTTGTGATCGGTGCGCCAATTTTGGTGGCATTGACATTTCAAACGCTGGCGTTATCAGTAGTCGAGTAGTTGTGTCTTTGCAAACGTCTTCAACGGCTTGCCAACACTCCGACAAAGTGTCGGTCACAAATTGTTGACAAACTTGGATATGCCCGTCGCCATTTAACGCGGCTCGAACCCCAACAAATCGGCTTTCGTCTTGTGATTGCTCAATAGCCAAAACGCCGCCTTTAGGCATCGGTAATTCGGTTTTAAGACTTGCCCAAACACCGGGTTGCAACCAGCCGTGCGCGCTGGCAGTCCACAAATTTACTGATGATCGCAAAAACGCGTTGCGGTTAGGTTGCTCGGCTTCGGCTTGTAACACGTCAACGGTCAAAGTGTGACCGATCGCTGGGTTGGCTTGTAACCATGCCTCGACGCTCATCGGGTCGGTTGTTGACGCTGGCGAATACTCAGCAAAATACAAAGTCGATGTTTTTTGTTCGTCAATAGACCGCAAACCTTGTTCACGCCAACGCAACATTTCTTTGCTGCTTTCGTCGCCACTTGTACTCGTCATAAATAACAACGGTGATCGGCGGGTTCGCATAGTAGGCAAGAGACCTATCGAGACTGCTTCCGGTGTGACTGCCCACAATTCATCAATGCACACCAAGTCAGCCGTTAACCCGTGGAACGAAGTAGGGGTGGCGGCGCGAACCAACCAACGTGTACCGTCAGGCAAATTTGCTTCGTTACGGCCAACCGCCCACGTCAAGATCGCCCCAAAATGTTGCTCAAGAACTGGGGCAATTTTGCCGAACAACTCGATCGCTAAATCAAGTTTGTGGGCCGTAGTAATGATCGTTTGCGGTTCGCCCCGTAATTTAGGCATCTCGGTACACCAAAACCCAACAAGGCTTTCAAGCAATTTTGATTTGCCGTTTTGTCGAGCGACCGACACCAACGCTTGACGGTGCAACAAATCGCCGTTTTCATCATGCGCCAAAAACCCACCGGCACAATGTTTTTGCCAATCCATCAACTCACAATCCAAATAATCGCGCGCCCAATCAACCAAACCATCAACCAAAAACAACCCTCGCCGATCAACGCTCGTTTCTAATCTTGGCTTGTATGGCGCTGTATGTTTATGCATCGGCTGGTCAGCGCCAGTTCCCGCCAATCCTGCCAAACACACCAAGCAAAACATTCATTCGCCCGACGATCACAACGCACACTTCGGCAGCAACACAAACCGAAGGTTCGGCAGCATCAGCAACGACAATGGTGATCGCAAGCAACGTAGTCACAAAAACAACCGTTGCAGGCCAAGTTACTTTGTCGGTACAAGACATGGACTTCACAGACCCAGCATCAATGAACTTGATCTTGAACGACCTCGCAGGCGAATACTTGATCGCAACTGACAACATTGCAGCCGACAACATGGTTGCAGGCAAAACCGCGTCAGGTTCAACATGGACAGTCACAGCAGGCGACCCAACATCGTTGGTCAACTCGTTGTTTGACGCTGCACGAGAAATTGCAGAGGACAGCAATTATTTCCCAACTCACTTGTTTGTTTCACCTGACGTATGGGAAAAACTCGGGTCACAGTTGGACAGCAGCAAGCGCCCATTGTTCCCAGCAGTAAACGGCCAAAACATCGTGCAACAAAACGGTTTGGGTACAGCATCAGGCAACCTGACCTACAACTCGATGAACCCACTCGGTTTGCAACTTGTAGTTGACAACAACTTCGCTGCAAGCACCATGCTTGTTGTTTACGCACCGGGCTTTGAGGTGTACGAACAACAGAAAGGCATCC